TCTAAGCCTCTCTGCCTGGAGTTGTAATGCTTCTGCCGAAGTATTTACAGATTTAAATACGGCAGTAGCCGTATTTGCAACGGTAATAACCGTAGTAGAAATTGAAGAAAACATGCCCATGATGAGCTCCTTGTAATTAACTGAACGAAATTGTTCATATAGTTATGGAGTAACTTGTATGGGGGTCTATTCTCCTTTTATATTAGAGATATGGGGGGGTCATATTACTAATGCTGCTATAGGTGTAAGCAGGTGTACTACACTTATATATACATGAAATAAAAAGTCTATAAAAATCCGCAAGATATTTCTTGTACTGCCTGTGTATGTACATAAAGGTAAATCCCTACTGTGCACTGGAAAATGATGGGGGGGGGTCATATCTAAGTTCCCCTTCATCCCTAAATAATCTATAGATACCCTATATCCTAAGGTACACTGTAATCTTTGTACAGGAGATACGGCGATGTTTACTTTAGACCAACTAGTGATGGCACTACCTGATAACCTTAAGAACCAAGCATCAGGGGAGATAGTGTCCTTAATCAATAATGTATCAGGTGATCCTGTAAGAGCCAAGGAAGTCAGGGATAACTTCATTAGTTACAGTAAGGTGTTACTAGATGGGAGGTACAAGGTAAAGGACTACCTGCATGCAGTTACCTTCGTATCACACCTTATAGGGGGATCTACTAACGCCGATGCTTACTTTAGGACATTCCCTGACAGATATCAGAGCATGTTGGATAAGGGGGTGTCAGACAAGGATAAGAGTAGCTATGTAAGCAGCTACCGCAGTAATAAGCTGGTTAATAAGATACTAGAAGAGAGTTATATACCTGCCTACCTCCTTAACAGGGACATCTACCAGCAGGCTATTAACATATCAGCTGAGATCATGACAGATGAGGAGGTCAGTCCTAAGGTAAGGGTGGAGGCTGCTAATAACCTAATGACACATCTCAGTAAACCTAAGGAGGCAGCAGCTCTAATTAACTTAGATATGCGAGATAGCTCAGGTATGGCAGACCTTAAGAAGCTCTTGGTTCAGATGGCAGAGAAGCAGGTAGATTCATTAAGTAGTGGGTCAATCCGAGATATAACAAGCCAAGTAATAATGAGCGAGGGTAACCATGATTAAGCAAGACTTAGATACTTGGCTAGACACAGTGAGTTATGATGACCTAGGTAACTATGTACCTAGCACCTTTGCACTTACCTTCATGAACTTTATTAAGTTAGTTAATGGTAAGGACGGGGAATCTCATGTAACTCCTGTAGTTCACCTTAAGATGCTAGATAAACTGGTTACTAAGAACCAGTATGTAGCTAATCTCTGCTTCCGAGGTATGGGTAAGACTGCTTTAATGATGGAGTACTTAACACTGTACTTAGCTGTATTTGGTGAACTCCCTAACTTTGGTGATGTAACGGGGGTAATCTATGTCAGTGATTCCATGGAGAATGGTGTTAAGGGTGCTAGGAAGTCTATTGAGTTTCGTTATGAGACCAGTGAGTTCTTGCAGCATTGGATACCTGAAGCCAAGTTCACAGATAACTACCTAGAGTTTAAGAATAGGGATGGTCATAGGTTAGGTGTGAAGATGTTTGGTGCTGCCACTGGTTTAAAGGGTACTAAGATCTTTGCTAAGAGACCTACCATAGCTTTACTAGATGATCTAGTTAAGGGGGACAGTGAAGCCAGGTCTGCTACCATCATGGACAGTATCAAGGACACTGTATATAAGGGTGTTAATCATGCCTTAGATCCTACTAGGAGAAAGGTTATATTTAGTGGTACACCTTACAACTCCAGTGATATCCTGATTGAAGCTGTAGAAAGTGGTGCTTGGGACGTTAATGTATATCCAGTATGTGAGAAGTTCCCTTGTAGTGAGGCAGAGTTTAAAGGTGCTTGGATTGAGAGGTTCTCTTATGAGTTCGTAGCACAGCAATATGACATGGCACTAAAGACAGGTAAGCTTAATGGATTCTATCAAGAGCTAATGCTTAGGATCACCAGTGATGAGGACAGATTAGTGCAGGACAGTGATATTAGGTGGTATGAACGAGAGAACCTAATGAAGAATAAGGGTAACTTTAACTTCTACATAACCACGGACTTTGCTGTAAGTGAGAAGCAGACAGCAGATTACTCTGTGATCAGTGTATGGGCTTACAGTGGTAATGGTGATTGGTTTTGGGTTGATGGAATATGTGTGAGACAAACCATTGATAAAACTATAGATGATCTCTTTAGATTGGCTCAAAGGTATAAACCACAGCAGGTAGGTATTGAGACCTCAGGTCAACAAGGTGCATTCATTAAATGGATACAGAATGAGATGATCTCTAGAAATGTATGGTTTAACTTTGCTTCAGGAGATAAGAGTGGAGTTCCTGGGATAAGACCTACTGCTGATAAGTTGGCTCGGTTTAATGTGGTAGTCCCACTGTTTAAGATGGGTAAGATGTATTTCCCACAGGAATTAAAAGAAGAGGGGATAATGCTTAAGTTTATGGGACAGTTAAGGTTGGCTACCTTCAGTGGGCTTAAAGGTAAGGACGACTGTATTGATACCATTAGTATGTTGGGTTATTTAAACCCATGGAAACCTAGTAATGTGGTTGCTCCTATTTACAAGGGTAAGTCTATATGGGACACTAGCCTTAACGATAGTTCTTCAGTGGGTAGAATAAACTCTTACATTGTCTAAAGGAGAATCCAATGAATATTACAGAGTTGTTTACTAGTATTGCCTTAGGGGATATAGGTAACTTATCCTTGGTGGATAAGGTAAATTCCACCATTAAGGTGGTGGATAAGCCTAAGGTATTGATGTACATCAATGAAGGGCTAATGAGGTTATACAGCACCTTAAACCTTAAGGAAAAGGACTTTCTTATTGAGATGGTAGAGCATATTACCTTCTATCACTTACTGACTAGATTCAGTGAATCAGGTCATATTGATGGCAGTGATGATGTACCTTACATTAAGGACTTAGAGAGAGAGCCATTTAAGGAAGATATCATTAAGATTCTTAAGGTCTACAGTGAAGGAGGTTATGAGCTTCCCTTCAATAACTTGGATTACTCTGACTCAGTGTTCTCACCTGAGAAGACCATTCTACAGATACCGAGACCAAGTGCTGGGAAGGTGGTATGTGTAGTGTATCAAGCCTCTCACCCTAAGTTCACCTTAGATAACCTAGAGCTTAAGTTAGAGTTACCTGAGGTATTACATGAAGCGCTATATAGCTATGTAGCTTTCAAGTGTTTCAGTTACATTGGATCATCTGATAGCCTGTCTAGAAGTGTCTTGGCATACAACCGATATGAGTACCTAATAAACCAAGTAAAGAGCCTAGGTATTGTTACCTCTAATCTAAGTGCTAGTAAGGTTAAATTTATAACAAGGGGGTTTGTATGAGAGCTTCAACAGATGGTACAGGTCTATTATTAAGGACTATAGAGAGCCCTATGGTAGATAAGCTGGTAGGTAATGCATATCCAGTGGTGAAGAGTGTCGCTGATAAGTTAGAGACCATTAAGTATGTAGCAGAGAACATGGAGCTGCTACAGAATGTAGCTAGTAACTTGGTAGGATCTCTAGTGATCACTGGTATAGCAGGTTCTCTTGGATCAACTGTGTCAGTTAATATCCCACAAGTGATAGCTCCCTCAGACTTATTGAGTGTATCTACCATATTGAGAGGTGGGGATAATATCTCACACTGTAATAGGAGCGAGTTCTCTCAGGTGTACATTGAAGGAGATCACCTATTCTTTAAGATATTAGAACCTACCTTAGTGAATGCAAGCTTCACATGCCTTATAACCTACAGGTGATCCAATGAACCCTTTCGTACCCTTAGAGGAGTACCTAGTAACAGATCATGTGAAGCAGTACTCTAGTAGGCAGCTATATGACCCTATAACAATTATCCCTGATATATTCCAAGCAGGGCACTATGGAGCTTTAGAGGATTTCCCTGTACAGATAGACCCTGCATATGCTGGAGTAATCCCACCTGATATCATTGGTGGAATAGCTATAGAGGATATGAGTGAGTACAGGAACTACCAACCTTGGTTTGTTAACTACTCGGGAGGTAATATAGTGGTTACAGCCACTAATACAGGGAGCACACCTCAATACACCTTACCAGTGGTGGGAGCTACCTATGAAGGGTTAGCCTTTGATACTACTATGAGGGTAGCACTCTGTTGGGTAGCAGGCGATAATGCTTATGTGTACTACTGGGATATGGTAGAAGGTGAGTACACCACCTTAGAGGTCTTGGGAGCTAATAGCTGTAAGATAGCTTCAGATACCAGTGCTAGGTATTACGATGATGACACTCCTGACATAGTATTCACCTATACTAGAGCAGGTAATCTATACTTTAGACATCAAGTCCATGGATACTTGATTGAATACTTGGTAGGAGCTACCATACATAAGTTAGATCGCTTTGGTATGACATTGGGTCAAGACCTTCAATTTGAGTGTAGGTAACCTATGAGTGAAAATAACACTATCCTTAATCATGCTGTAAGCATCAGCCCTATAGTAGCAGGAGCTACTATAGCCAGTGTATTACAGGCAAGAGAGCCATCTACTAAGACATGGCAGATAAGAACCTTAGACTTTATAGTAGACTCTGTTATAGGTACGTCTACTGCTTACTTCCTAGCAGGGTGGGCTACAGAGTACTTCCATCAAACTACTCCTAATGCTGTAATGGCTATTGGATTCCTATTTGGTGCTATAGGGGTTCAGTTAATCCGTTGGACTATCAAGGAAGGTTTCCCTTGGTTAGCTAAGAGATTAGGAGTATAGTCATGACGTACATACTTGCATTTATTTATTGGTATATGGCGGCTATACACCTAGCTGCACTACTTCACCCTAAAGTACCCACCCATGGATTCCTTAGAACATTGGCTATTGGCTCTCTTGGTTTTATACATATTATGGTAGCCTCTACTATCCCTGTAAACATGCATGTAAGTGCACTCCTTGGTATATTGTTGGCAGCTTTGTACACAGTACACAAAACAACAGGGGAGAACCTAAATGACTAAGAACTTAACAGATTGGAAGGAAGAGCCTACCTTACCTCAACTTAAGAATGACTTTGAGATGTCTAGACCCAGTCATGACACTCAGATGACTAAGATTAAACGTTGGAACTCTTTAATGACGGGTTGCTTAACACCAGTTAAAGCTACTGCTGGTAGGTCAGCTGTACAACCTAAGTTAATTAGGAAGCAAGCAGAGTGGCGATATGCTGCATTAAGTGAACCTTTGTTAGGCAGTAATAAGCTCTTCAGTATTACACCTGTAACCTTTGAAGATGCTAAGGCAGCGAAGCAGAATGAGCTGGTGATTAACTACCAGATACGAACCAAGCTTAATAGAGTTAAGTTAATAGATGAGTTAGTACACTCAGTGGTGGACGATGGTACTGCTATTGTTAGGGTAGGTTGGAAGCGTAATGTAACTAAGGTCATGGAAGAAGTACCTGTGTACTCACATAGCCCTGTAACCAGTGAACAGGAGCTAGAGATATTTAAACAAGCCCTAGAGTTATCAACCAGCAATCCAAGGGAGTTTGAAGAACATGCAACTCCTGAGCTTAAAGCCTGTGTTGAATACTACCAAGAATCTGGGGAAGCTACTTTAGCTACACAGACCAGTACCTCTAAGGTAGAAGTAGAGAAGGTACTAGAGAATAGACCTACTATTGAAATACTAAACCCAGCCAATGTATATTTAGATCCTACTTGTAATGGAGACATGGATAAAGCCCTCTTTGTAATAGTGAGCTTTGAAACTAACAAGGCAGAGTTACTTAAAGAACCTGAGCGGTATAAGAATGTTACAGATATCAACTGGGATTCATTAAGTAGTGGGTACTCTCCTAACTATGAATCCAGTCATAACTATGATGCACAGTTCAAAGACACTACGAGACGTAAGGCAATAGCCTATGAGTACTGGGGCTTCTATGACATTGATGGTTCAGGTAAGCTAACCCCTATTGTGGCTACTTGGGTAGATTCACACATAATCCGGATGGAACTTAATCCATATCCTGATGGTAAGTTACCTTTCATTGTTATCCCATATTTACCTGTTAAACGTAGCTTGTATGGAGAACCTGATGCAGAGCTATTAGAGGATCATCAGAAGATATCAGGAGCTATTACTAGGGGAATGATAGACCTTATGGGGTTATCTGCCAATAGTCAACGAGGTGTAGCCAATGGATTCTTAGATCCAGTGAACCATGGTAAGTTCTTCCGAGGGGAGGACTATGAATTTAATCCTAATATTCCTTCTAATAGCAGCTATATAGAACATAAGTACCCTGAGATACCTCAGAGTGCTATGTTAATGTTATCACTACAGAACCAAGAAGCAGAGTCTTTAACTGGGGTTAAAGCCTTCAGTGGTGGTATCAGTGGTAGTTCCTATGGAGACTTAGCAGCAGGTGTTAGAGGGGCACTAGATGCTTCTAGTAAGCGTGAGATGGCAATACTCCGACGGATAGCTCAAGGTATATCTGAGATGGGAAGTAAGATAGTAGCCATGAATAGTATGTTCCTTAGTGATAAGGAAGTTATCCGAGTAACCAATGAGGAGTTCGTTGATATTAACCGAGAGGAGCTCTATGGTAACTTTGACTTGGACGTAGATATTAGTACTGCTGAGGTAGATGCAGCTAAGAGCCAAGACTTAGCCTATATGCTACAAACCTTAGGTAATAACATGGACTTTAGTGTTACCAAGATGATTCTTGCTAATATTGCTAGGTTAAAACGTATGCCTGAGTTAGCAGATAAGTTAGATAAGTTTGAGCCACAGGTAAGTGAAGAACAGCAACAGTTACAGGCATTAGAGTTACAGAAAGCTCAGTTAGAAGTAACTAAGCTTGAGAGTGAGATTGCTTATAACAATGCACGTGCTGCACATGCTGTAGCTATGCAGGAGCAGCTCCAAGTTAACACACAGGAGCAAGTATCAGGTGTATCTCATCAACGCGCTGTAGACACGATTACAGCCCAATCTAGAGGTAATCAGAATGCTTCTATTACTAAGGCATTGACAACTCCTACTAAGATAGACGAGAATCAGCCTAATATTGATGCAGCAATAGGGTTTAATAGCTTAATCGCTAATGGGGGAACATTATGAAAGAGTTAGAGATTTATATAGAACTTTGTTATAAAGCTAAGGATAAGTTAGTTATATTTGACCGACTAATGAATAATGCAGACTTTAAATCATTAGTGCTTACAGACTACTTAACCACCTATGCATTGACATGTTTAGAGAGGGCTGTTGTAGATCCAAGGTTCATGGAATCTTGTAAAGCTACAGGGTTCACTAAAGCATGGTTAACTGAGGAACGAGCTAAGTTAGTTAATCTAATTAGTGCTATCCCTGCTGCTGAACATGACCTATTAATACTTAACCAATCAAAACTATGACTGATATCTTTTCACTGAGCGAAGCTGAGTTTCTAGCACTCACACCACCCACACCCGTTAATTTGAGAGATCTTGAGAACCAAGAGGTACAAGTAGTTTCTCCTGAGCCTACTGAGGTCATTGAGCCAGAGGAGTCCATACCTGAGGTGGAAGTGGTAGATGAAGAGCCTAAGGACTATAAAGCTCTCTATGAGGCTGTATCTCAACCCTTCCAAGCTAATGGTACTACTATCACCTTAAATAACCCTGAGGACATGGTTAAGTTGATGCAGAAGGGTGCTGGGTACACTAAGACCATGCAGGACTTAGCCCCTAAGCGCAAGATGTTAATGATGTTGGAAGAAGACAAGATAAGTGAGCAAGACTTAACTTACTTGTTGGATTTGAATAGAAAGAACCCTGAGGCTATTAAGAAGCTCTTAGTGGATAGTAAGCTAGACATCTATGATATAGATGTAGATACCCCAGCTACTTATGTAGCACCCCCAAGTAAATATACCGACGGGTATGTAACACTATCAACTAACCTCACTGAGTTAGGTCAGACAGCAGCAGGTGTTGCTACCTTACAGGCTATTGCCAGTGATTGGGACGATGCTAGCAAAGCACATTTAAGTACAGCACCTCATCTAGTACATTTAATCCATGAACATAAACAATCGGGGGTATATGATCAAGTACTGGAACAGATTAATCACCATACAGCTTTAGGTAATATCCGTGCAGGTATCCCATTCATTAACTCCTATGAATATATTGCAGACTATTTAGCTAAGTCAGGTGAGTTAAAGACTAGTGTCCCTGTAGCACCACCTAAGGTAGTGCAGCGAGTAGCTGCACCCAAACCAGTTATATCAAACACAGCAGCAGCTAAGGCAGCAATGTCTTCCAAGGCAACTAGCAAAGTAGCTACTGGATATACAGACATCATGAAGATGTCTGAAGCAGAGTTTAGAAAACTCACACCACCCAAACCAATGAGCCTAAGAGGATAAACATCATGACTTTCGCATATAACGCCCCTGTTGATGGGGTATCTTCAAGTATTGAGGCAGTAGAGGGTACTGCACAATTTAACTTTCAATACTGGATTAAAGATTCAGTAATTACTGCGGCTAAACACCGCCCATTCTCAATGTTAGGTCGCCCTATTACAGTGCCCTTACATATGGGTAAACAAGTGGCTATCTATGAGTACTTACCATTCTTAGATGATCGTAATATTAATAGCCAAGGTATTGATGCTAACGGTATTACTATCGTCAATGGTAATCTTTATGGTAGCTCCCGAGACGTAGGTAATATCCTAGGTAAACTACCTTTCCTAGGTGAGGCAGGTGGTGTAGTAAACGGTGTAGGTTTCACACGTATCACACATAAAAGTTCTTTACGTAAATTAGGTAAGCACTTCAGCTATACCCAAGATGCTTTGAACTTTGATACAGATGAGATGTGGTTCAAGCATGTCTTACGTGAAGGTACTAACGGTGCTAATCAAGTCTCTGAGGCACTGTTACAGATTGACCTGTTGAATGGTGCAGGTACTGTGTTGTATGCAGGTATCGCTACAAGTAAGGCTACTGTTACCGGTCAAGTAACACCAGCTGCTGGTGGTGTACCTGAGTTACCTGCCTCCATTGTTAACTATGATAACTTCATTCGTTTAGAGCAGATCCTTACTAATGCTCAATGTCCTATTGATACCACAATTGTTAAAGGTACTGATACAGTAGATACCGTTACTCTAGATGCTGCTCGTATTATGTATGTAGGTAATGAGTTAGTACCTTTACTGCGTCGTATGAGTGATTCTCGTGGAGATGCTGTATTCATGCCAGTTAATAAGTATGCAGCTAATACTAAGGTCTTACGTGGTGAAGTAGGTCAAATTGGGCAATTTAAGATTATCCAAGTACCTGAGATGCTTCACTATGCAGGTCAAGGTGCTACTGCTTCAGCTAACGTAGGATACCGTGCTACTACTGTAGCTGGTGTCTCTAAGTATGACGTGTACCCTATGTTAGTGGTAGGTGAAGATTCATTTGCTTCCTTAAGCTTCGTTGGCTTAGGTGGTGCAGCCAACATGAACATCATCACTAAAATGCCAGGTAAAGATACAGCAACTCTTGAAAACGATCCATATGGTCAAAAAGGATTTACATCATTCCAATGGTTTCAAGGTACATTGATCTTCCGTCCTGAACGTATTGCACTGATCTACACAGTAGCCCCTTTATAATCAACGACACAGGGGCTTAATCAGCCCCTTTAACCTTTAAGGATATAACATGACAGTTTCAACAGCCCCTGAAGAACTAACAGTATTAAAAGACCGAGCTAAATTGTTAGGTATTACATACTCCCCTAATATTGGGACAGAAGCCTTACGTGAGAAGATTAACGCTAAGTTAGCTGAAGATGCAGCCAGTGCAGGTGGCACAAGTTATGAAGCTTTATATAAGTATGTCTACGCTGAAGCTATGAAGTTAATTCGTGTACGTATAAGTTGTGTTGATCCGCAGAAGCTAGAGCATCGTTCAGTGTTTGTAGGTGTCTCTAATAATTTCTTAGGTAATATAAACTACCAAGTACCTTTAGAAGACAAGCATCAGGTTAATGGAACACATATACCATTCTGTGTATATGAGCGTTTGAAAAGTATTACCTATTTACACGTTTATGAAGGAACTAATAGTCAAGGTAAACCTATCATGATTAAGAAAGAGGTTAAAGCCTATCAGATTGAGGTACTTCCTCAGATAACCACTGAAGAACATGCGGCATTAAAGGCAGATCAGAAGGCACGTAACATGTTCACTGAAGAGCTTACGGAGCAAATATGACCTGTGATGCAGACCTCCTAGCTAATACCTTATTAGTTTCCTTAACTACTGGGATAGACTTTAATATCCCGACAGATGACATTAGTGGGGCAGACTACCAATTACCTGTTACACCAGTAGGAGGTACTGTTACACCTATAGACTTGGCTCAATTAACTACAGCGGTGGTAGGGGGTACTGGTTCAGTAGATGTCCTTATGAGTTCAATGAAGGCTCACCTACTGGAAGAGTATGAAGCAGGTAGGATTACAGGCAGTGAATATAGTAAGGTATACCTTGGCTTAACCCAACAAGTACTACAGAATGCCACACAGTTCACCTTAGGCAAGGATCAAGCCTATTGGTCAGCTATAGTAGCCCAACAGCAGGCTATAGCAGCTCAAGTGTCTGTAGTGACTGCCAGGGTGCAGTTAAATGTAGCCAAGGCTCAGTTAGCTCAGATACGAGCAGAAGCTAATACAGCGAAGGCTAACTACGCTTTAACTAAAATGAAGTTATCCACTGAGAGTGCTCAGTTCTGTGCAGCTAACTTTACAGCAGAGGAGATGTTACCTAAGCAGTTAGAGTTATTGAATACACAGGTAGAAGAGCATCATGCACAAACCAGTAATACTAAGACCGATGGGGTTACCCCTGTGAATGGAACTATAGGTGCTCAACGTAACCTATATGACCAACAGGTTATTAGTTATGCACGTAAGTCTCAGATAGACGCAGCACAGTTACAGCTTGGTGGGTTTGCTGTAGCACTTACCTCAAATGATTCTTTAGCGATACCTACACAATACAGTGCAGGTAATATTGATGAAGTTATCACTATTGTTAGAGCAACGAATGACTTAGGAGCATAGATGTCATGGGAAGTACTACCGTCAGTGTGGCTTCCTCTGTCTACAACGTAGCAGGGGATATAGATAAACGACCTAACTTCCTTAAGCTCTTGGTATATGACGGTATCACCAATAAGGAAGGTAGGTCTCTAGCAGACACGCTTACCAATGGATACCTCTTTGGCTCAGGTATTAGATTAAGAAACTTTAATAACTGGGCTGAAGGATCTAGTGGATTCACAGACCTCATAGGATTGACTACAGGTACTCTAGCAGCTGCTGTACATGTGGATACTACCGTAGTAGCAGATTCCGTAGACATACCAGTAGGTGAGGTTATACAGGTGTCTGAGGCAGTCATTCTAAGGAATGATGTAACTAGGTTAGCTAGAGAGTACATCAGAGTAAATTATCCAAGTGAAGAAGTAACTGGGTGGACAGCAGAGTACCTAAATCCAAGTATTGAGATTACCTTTGCTGATACCGCTACAGTGAGTTATACACCTATAGGTTATAACCCTTTGGTGAATTACCTATATGTAACCTACCAAACCAGTCCTACACCTTATGATACACCCCTAGTAACTGGTGATACTGTCATAGTACCTACAGGTGATGACTTCCCTGTAATGACAGGGTGGACACTCACAGACTCAATTACTGTTGAGATTACCTTGGATTTAGTAACTACAACCACCACTAATACAGCTGGTGTGATTACAGTCAGTTCTACAAGTACACCTACTTCATATGATCGCACCACTATTACCTATAAGAAGAACACTGTTCTATCTACAGGGGAACTCTCTATTGAGAGGTTGACTGAGTACCACATAACAGGGAAGAAGGTTATAGTAACTACAACCACTAGTACCTCAGGAACTACCACAACTACAGTAGACACAGAATCTTTAGAAGATGAGCGTAAGTACTACAGGGAAGCCTATACATCTACTATATACGAGTGGGGTGCTGTACAGACCTTTGTATATGAGAAGGGTACAGGTAAGCTTGACCTAGATGCACTATTCCCCTTGGAGGATACATCAGAAGGGTTCTACCCATTTATACCATTACGTTTAAACAATGTCCCTGTTAGCGGTGAAATATATAACCTATCTAAGAGAGCCTTTCGTAAAGCAGTAGGTACTAATACCTTTGATAAGGTATTAGCTAAGATAGAGGACAACCCTGATGTTGGGGACATAGATTACTGCTACACAGTGTTCGGAGTGTCATTAAACACTAAGGAACAAGCAGGTAAGGAGTACATCTATAGATTCCTTAAAGCTGCTATTAACACAGGGAGTAACTCCTTGGTATATGCTCAGTGGGAGACTGAGTTTGAAGCAGCAGTACAGACTAACTTAGACTGGGAAGCTTGGAAAGCTGGGCTAGGAGAACTAGGTGTAGGTGATCCAATAACACCTGAACCACCTACAGCAACAATACCTCCACTACCTAATGGATACCTTTGGATTAAGAGTAACTCTTCAACAGTTATGAGATACGACATGATGATTAGATGGTCTTCATTAGATGAAGATGTTGGGGTAGGTCTAAAGAAGCCTGATGCTAAGAGGGGTGAGTTATGGTGGGGTACACCCACTAATCAGATCTTTGCTTACTGGGAGATGAGAGACGGGGATAGATACCAGTATCACCTAATACCTATAGAGACTATCACCTTAAACTGGCAAGTAACCTTAGACACTTGGAAGTCTATTACAGTTAGGAACTTGGATCATATAAATAATGTCTATAACGGTAAAGTGATAGGTATAGTTGCAGGGTCTGCTTTAGCAGACGTAGAAGAATCAGGATTCCTTATTCCCTTACATTCAGGGATATACAGGGAACTAGGTGTAGTTAAAGGTACTCAGTTAGCCACTAGCTGCTGTTACCTTGTATTCAATAGCTATGCCATAGTTAAACGTAAGTGGTATCAAACCTCTTGGTTTAAGTTCCTTATAGTTATCTTGATAATAGTGATCGCTGCTAATACAGGTGGGGCAGACTTAAATACATTAATCCTTGGATTATCTACAGGAGCTGTAGGTACAACTGCCTTGATAATAGGGGCAACAGCTGAGGCTTTAGCTGGATTGGTATTATCTGCTCTAATTGCTAAACTAGAACCAAGCTTCCTAAGGAATGATAAGTTAAAGTTGATCCTAGCACTAGCCTTTATATTGAGAGGGGATTTAACCAGTGTAGGTAAGCTTATGAGTGCTACACAAGCAGCCTTAGGAAGTTACAGTAATTACCTACTAGGTAATGCCAGTAAATTGAATATAGCTACAGCAGATCTACTTACAAAGACTGCAATAGAACTTGCTAGAATAGCTAAGGCAAGAGGGGAGTTAGACACAGGAGACTTTGACTTACTTAAAGCGTTAAATGTAATACCGTATGAACTCCCTGAGACATTCTTAGAACGTACCTTACTTACAGGTACAGAGATAGCTGAACTAACGTTAACACTAGAAACTTCACCAACACTAGAGGAGATATAACATGGCAGCCCAACAACCATATCAACCAGTAGATTACTCCCAAATTTGGAATGACAGTATTAGACCTATGCGCCAAGGTCTTGCTAATTTATCCTCTAATACGGCAGGCACAATAGGGGGATACGACACAAGTAAACCTCTGTTTGCTGCTATTCAGAATTACACACCATCAAATGATTACTCTGATTACAGCGTACCTGCTACTACACAGGGTGTAGTTAAAGATGCTCCCATGGATCTATCTAAGCTTAATAGTGCCATCAGTGGTATCAATACCTTAGGTCAACTCTATGGAGCATATCAAGCACAGAAGTTAGGTAATAAACAGTTTGCATTTCAAAAGGCATTAACAGAACGTAACCTAGCCAACAGCTCGTTAGACTACAACACTAGGCTTGAGAACAAGATGGCACAGAAAGCTGCTCTTGATGGTGTAACACCTGAAGCTCAAGAAGCATATCTTAACTCTCACCGTGTTAGAGGAACTGTCTAATGGCTACCTCTGAAAACTATAACGCTACCGCAGTACCCACCTTTAATCATGGAACTGATGGTATTAAGACAGCAGCTCTTTTATTAGATAATGCAGCTAAGGCTGCTTCAGGAGGGATTGCTGATTACAAGGCTAACAGGACAGCTGTAGCAGATAACCTAATGCAACAGGTTCTATCTACGTACACCGATCCTAAGGTACTACAGGAGGACTTGAATACAGGTAACTTATTTAATAAAGCTCAGGTAGATCCTAATCACCTATCCAGTACACTGTTTGATGAGTTAAGTTCTAGAGTAACCGCACTTAATACTCAAAAGACTAATTCTCTTGCTATTAGATCTACTGAAGCGACTCAGGATAGTGGCATTGCTTCTACTATTGCCGCTAATGTACTCAACACAGCAACAAGTAAAGCTTCGACAGACGCAGCTGAGAGAAATGCAGCAGAACTCCTAGTTAAGCAAGCATTATCAAGAGGTGAAGGGGATAGTCCTCAAGCACCACAACCTTTTACCCCACCAGCAATATTTCCAGTAACAGGAGAAGAACCTGCTGTAGTACCTTACGAACCTAGGAAGCAGCCAACACCAACACCGCAGATACCTAAAGTACTAGATAAACCAGTTAATACCCTTTTGAGTACTCTCCCCACTACTGCTGACGGTGCGCCTATATTTAATACGAGAGAACTTCTTAATAACCCTGTATTTATGGGGAAGGTTGATGATATTGTTCAAAGTACAGGTGCTGCACGTGATATCGTAATAAGGGCATTAGCTGACGACTTACAAAGTCAGGATACAACTAATGTAGCTAATATTACGCAACAGTTAAAAGCTAGAGTAGATACCATTAATGGCACATTTCCTACAGCTAATGAGAGAAGTAAAAGTCAACAGGACTTACGTAATAATCTATCTCCAAGAGAGAGATCTATTTTTGATAAGTTATACCCTGACTTAAATAAAACTATTGACATACCTTTTACAGCCCAACCCTCACCTAAGTCTCCTGATGGTTCAAAGATAGTTCAAGACCCCAGTGGGAAATATAGTGTAGGTACTCCAACACCTTCCTCGGATAACAAAACCTCTTCACTAAATCAATATAACAAAGGTACGGTGAAAGGGGGGTATGTGCCTTCTAATATACCGCCTCTGGAAGAGCTTACACTGGGCAAGGTACAGGATATACAGAATCAAATACTACAGAACTACAAAGCTGCGGGAATACCTATAGAAGGTAGGTCATCAGCAGCAGGAAAATACCAAGTACTCTATGGCACACTTAAAGCTGCAATAGCTGAGGTGTATAAAGGGCAGGACATTAGTAAGATCAAGTTTGATGCTGATGCTCAGGATAAGATCGGTGAGTATTTATACAACCAAGCTAAAGGCTCTGCTAAAACTATGGGGGCTATGTGGCAAGGGGTTAGTCCTACCAGCCCACACGCAGCTGCGTTCAGAGCAGCGTACCCTAAAGGTGTTGATTGGCAGAACACCTCATGGAAAGATGCTAGACGAATTATCTCTAGGTTTGAGAGCTCAGATGATGAAGATACTGGTACGGCTAATAATAATGTAGACCATGCAAAGCAGATAACAGTAGGTGCTAACACTGAGGTAATTAAATTAACTAACCAAGTTGCTAGTACCCCCACCAGTACTACGATGAGTGCGTTTAACGCCGCAGCTAGTGTTACAACACCTGTAGCTCAGGTTGTTACAGATACTGTAACTAACTTGGGTGGGAGTGCTACAGATAACCCTAAAGTCTCAGCACAGATTAATAGAGCCATTGCACACGGTGCTAAGTTAGGGGTTACTATCACTCCGAAACAGGCAGGGTTATTGGTAACTGAAGCTTTTAAACCATTGAGTTATTTAGCAACTTTAGGTAAATCATATAATCCTGAAAGCACTATAGGCACTTCAGGGATAAATGATGAAACCTTAAAAACAGTGGTAGGTACATACATCTCTAATAAGGGGCTTGATCAAGCGATTATTGAGAGGAATAGTATTGATGTCGCTACTTTACGTACACGTATAGACGCTATAACAGGACTACAGAAGGCAATAGGTGAGGCAAGGGCTCTTGGTAAAACAGAGCTAGTTAACTCGTTAACTGCACAGTTGGGGAACATGTTGCAGGTATCCCAAACACCCACAGCAAAGAAAAACCCTGACGCTACTGAAGCAATCAGCAAGATATTAACTCCTGTAGTAAAGCCTACAAATCCAACTAATAATGAACAGATTACTACTGCCAAGCAATCTATAGCTGACATTACTCGGGAAATTGGTGGTTTACAGGACTTGGTTAAGCAGACTAATAGTGAAAACCTTAGTGCTGAAGATAAGGTAATAGCTTTTGAAAATATTACAAGTAAAGCCAAACAGTTGGGGCAAGAGCTTCTTGCTGCACAGAGGGTAGTAAAGAACACTGTGCCTACACAACCTCCACCACCTAAACCTAAGTTAGAGGTTGCAGTAGAAGAGGCTACCCGTAAGTTTGATGAAGCTACATCTTGGTTTTCTAAGGTGAGTAGGACTCCTAATGCTACAGAAGAGGTAAAGAAATCCGCAAGATCTGCTAGAAGAGCTGCTGAGGAGGATTTACGAATAGCTAAAACCAATGCTTCTCACGCCTCCATAAAGAATATTCTAGGCTTAAATTAAAAAGAAAAAGGTACATATACCATGCAATCTAATGAAGAATTCCTAGCCTCACTAAACCAAGGACAACAACCCGTTGACTCAATGGCAGCTGCTAATGCTCTGAGAGATATTCTTGCAGCATCAGGTGGTAATGTTGGAGGGCAACAAGCAGTAACCAATCAACCTACATTAACTGTAGATGATGCCTATAAGATAGCAGCAGCTAGAGATGCTGGTGTAGATCCAAGGACACTAACTCCTATACAGAGAGAGTTTGCTGGAGGAGACCAACAAGCACTGGTAGCTAAATATGGACTAGATGCTGTAGCTAAATCTGCTCAGGTGTACTCACAAGGAGCTGCTATATATGAGAATGATAAAAGTAGTAGTACTGGTTTCCTTAGAGGTGGTGCAGATTTAGCAGTAGATGCAACTAAAGCTTTTGTAGGTGGGGGTACTGGATTAGTGGCATTAGGTGCAGGCTTACTGAACGATGCAGGTGGACAAGAAGCAGCAGGTTGGCATAACAATATCCAAGAAGGTTTAACTGGTTTACAGTCAGACATTGCTATAGGACAAAAACGAGCATACGATGCTAGAACAGCTGCCACAGAATTACAGAGCAAAGCTGTAGAAGATGCTCAGATAGCAGCAGGGGAAGATCCTACAGGAGCTCAAAGGTTTGTTACAGATATGGGGCAAGCAATAAAGCAAGCCGATGGCTCTAACATAGGTTCTTTGATTGCAGGTGGTGTGGGTTCATTCGCTAGTGGTGGTACTCTAAGTAAAGGTTTAAGAGCCTTAAGTAGTAGAGCTATACCCTTTGTAGCTAACAAAGTTGGAGCTAACTCAACCTTAGTTGCTGGGTTAGAGAAGCTTGGATCAGTGATAGTAAGTCAACCTGTTACTTCAGCCTTAACTGAGGCAGGTTCAGCCTTTGCAGGTACAGTTAGTGCAGGAGATAAGATCTCCACTGAAACTATGATGGCAAACTCTCAAGAGTTTAGAGATCAAGTAGCTTCAGGGGTATCACCTGAAGATGCTAAGTTAGACTTAGTAAATAAAGCTGGGTTAGCTAGTGCAGCAGGACAAGGTTTAGTTTCTGCTGCCACAGGTGTAGCGACTAAAGGCTTTGAGAAGGGTATGTTTAAAGGTGGTAACTTAACAACTAACATAGGTAAGGTATTAGGAGAGACTGTGGAAGAACCTACTCAAGGAGCTTCAGAACAACTACTACAGAACATTACATTACAAGACTTGAGTGGTAACAAGGATACCTTAGAAGGTGTGGGTACAGCAGCAGGACAAGGTGCTCTAGCAGGCTTTGGTTTATCAGCTGCTACACAAGCACCATCAATAATCAAGAATGCTATTACAGCCCCTGTAAACATTGTTAGAGGTGTATATGACTATACACACTCACCTAGTATAAGTGATACAGCTGCTGAGAGCAGAAGCTTTGTACACCAAACCACTGACTACACACAGCCAAGGGTATCTCCTCAAGCTACTACCGCTGATGCTGGTGTAGTACCTACTACACCAATTAATGTAGCTTCAGTGGTCAGAGGTGATATCCCTGAGGTTCAGCAGGTATTTACCACTGCATCTGATCCATTGAAGAAAGCTATGAAGGTTAAGGAAGGTAGTCCAGTACCCACAACCTTGAACACCATACAGAAGTTAGTTAATGTTATTAATGGCTCTAATAAAGATACCGCTGATAGAGCAGTGATTAAAGAGGCTGTAACCCACCTAACTTCAATCCTTGATACAGTCAATGACTTTGATAGCTCTAAAGATACTGATGCACATAAGGAAGTGTATAAACAGTTTAAAGACTCTAATGCAATGAAAGGTGCTACCTTCGCACTTAATAAGTTTATTAGTACTGAGACTAAATTAGCTAAAGAGGCTAAAGCTGTAAAGGCAGCTGCAAAAGGTAAGGCTAATCCAACGGCTAGTCCTATTGAGCAGAAGACAAGGGCAGCCTCTAAAGCAGCTAGATCCTTTGTACAGAAACAAGAGGAGGAAACAGAGAATGTTGTTGATGGTAAGGCTACTGTAGAGGATTCTCCAGAAACTAAAGCAGCAATAGAAGAGTCTAAAGGGGAGTACCGCCCAATTTTTATAGATGCAACTGGTCAACTTAAGGCAGCACATACCAATAAGACAGATTTAGACTACAAAGCGATATATGCAAGCCTTCAAGAGTCTGGTGATAGACGTGTCTATGGGGATATGCCTGAGTTTAAAGAATTCCTTAAAGCATTAAATACGTTAGCTAGCAATAGTAAAGATCCTCTTATATATGCTCACAAGGTGTCACTAGACCTTGATAATGCTGATGAGGCTAGTGTAAATAAAGCACTGAAAGATATCCATGGTACTGAAGACTATCCTGGATTAAAGGCACAATTACACCTTATTAAAGGTGCTATCTTAAACCAAGCTAATAGTGGTGAGAAGACTAGTGCAGAACAATTAGCAGTGTTTAAAGATGTTGTTAGTAACAGTAAGTCAAGGGACGGTACTCCAGGGAAGTCTGTCAGAAAGCATGTACAAGGCATTGTTGAAGCAATAGCTTCAGATAAGAAAACACGGGCTAGTACAGCTAAAGGTAAGATAGCAGGACTAATGTCCTTTTACAACAAGCACAATGCTAAAGTTGTACGGTTAAATAAGGCAGCTGTTACATGGCATACTTCAGATAAAAAAGCTACGGTATACACAGATGGCGAGGATAAGAATGAGTTCTATGATGGAAGATCAGATACCCATGTAAGACAAGTACACAGGGAAGCCTCTATTCTAAATGGTGTCCTTGAGTCATTGAAGGAATATAACCCTGAGCAGTTTAAAGGTATAGCTATCAAGGGTATAACCCCTCTTGCTGCTGTTATAGGTAAGACTACTACACGTAAGAGTGATGCAACTAGAGAAAGTAAGAGAGAAGCTGATACAAATAAGGCTGGTGAACCAAGAGCTGTTGATCTACGTGATAGTGAGGACACTGTACTTGATGGATTAGAGGATCTATTTAAAGCACCTAAGTATAGTGAAGACTACTTGGCTAATACCTTAGCTAACCTACCTAGCAAGGCATTAACAAGTCAGGTTACATCACTTGTTAATACCCTACGAAATTCATTAACAGATGCTGTAGAAGCTACCCTTAATAAACGAGATCCAATAAAGGATAAATACAATGAAAGCTTCGCAGAACTTAGATTAATGTCGCTAGTGTATAAGGACGGTGAGGAATATAAGTTTCATGGGGGTATCTTAGACAGAGCACTATTAGCTGCTGTTAGTTACCTAGCTACAGCTAACTCACGTACTGGGGGACTTACCTATAAGAATGTACATGAAACTCTTGGATTAGCCAGAGATGTAGAGGTATCTCCAGATATACTACATAAGTTAAACCAAGGAGTATTGGCTCGTATTGCTATATCAGAGCTAGCTAAGGTCATTAAGGATAATCTTGGTTTAGAGCACACTAAAGACGCTCCTATGGCTGCTGTGGATAGTATATATACAGCCTTGGCTTCTCAGATATTAACCTCATTCACCACTAGTGAGGTAACTGCTGGTGGTGATTTTGATGGTCAAGGTACAGGTTTTATGTATGCCGCTATATCTAAAGTTGGGGGCTTAAAAAATAGAGGGGGTACAGATGTAACACCTGTAATATTTACCTTTGCTAAGGTAAAACCTAAAAGTACCTTTGAGACGTATCACGCAGAACTTAAAGAGGTATTAACACCCAACAGTAACAAGCTGCCTGAGTTCAATAAAGAACCTGCACCTACTACCATAGGTAAGAATGTTAGTAAGGCAGATATTGCAATAGAAGCCGCTGATAAGGTATCAGACATACCCTTCAGATTAAACCACAGATTTCTAAGTCTACTTGAACGGTTCAATACCGTGGATAACTATACACAGCTATTCAGTGGGTGGACAGCTGGCGCAATGAATGAGAGGCATGCTTCCACTGTAGAGGCTGTATCTACAGATATCCGTAAAGGCGTTGAGTTCTTATTAACACTAGCTAAAGACGCTCCTAAAGGAGGTTGGGTTAAGTTCCCTAGCTATGTGAGTGATGTACTAAGGTTACAGCTTAGTGGTTCAATAACACCACAAAGTAATAAGACAGTACGGGCAGGCTTAACGCCTCATGAGACAACGGTTACTGACACTAATAGAGCTATGTATTTGAGAGCTGTATTACAAGGGCTTGATATTGATGTTGAAACCCTTACAGATGCTGAGGTTAAGGAACAACTGGAAGATAAGGCTAGAGAATATGCAGCTGTTATAAAGGTACTTAAGGGGAATGGTAAGTTCACTGAGGCTGACTTAAAGACATTACATGAAGCCAAGCTAGGTAAGGTAAGAACATTACAGGCACTATCTGACTATGCCGCTTACCTAACTAAAAGTGAAGGTCATACTACTCACTTAGCAATTGAGATTGATGGTGTAGCTAATGGTATAGCTAACATCTTGATGCTCTTTGGTACAGAACCACTTACTGATGAACGTAAGGATAACTTACAACGTGTAGGTATAACTATAGGTACGGACAATCCTAAGGTTACTGATGGGTTATATGATCACATAGGGTCATTGGCTACAGTGGCTGTAGAAGCTATACATGGTGTGATATCCCCAGTCATGGGCGGTATAGAGTTCTCTGATGGGGTAGATGTTAAGGTTACATTCACTAAGTCCTTGGTTAAAAAGATCGTTATCCCTGCACAGTACAGTGGTGGTGTAGCAACAATAACAAACACACTAACAAAAGAGTTCTTAGATAAATTCTATGCTTGGGTATCCAGTAAACCTGACTGGGCAGAGACAGATAATGAGTACTTCTTAACGAACCTGAATACAACGCTAAATACTTCATATAGCGGTATCCAGTTAACTAAACCAGACTTTGAATTTACACCTGATCAAGTAGGGCTGTTAAAAGCTGCAATTGAGACTCATATAGTTAAACCTATCCATGATCGCACCATTACCGAGATGGGAGATGCCTATGTGAACCTTCTAGCAATTAATTCATTAGTAGGGGTAACTGCTGCATTAAAGAAAGCTAGATTGACTGAATTAATTACAGCAGCACATGGAACAGGGGAGAATAAAACCAACCTGAGAGCTGGGTTATCTTTAGAGGCTTGGAAAGGTATCTTCACAGAGTTAGCTAAGGAATATCCGCCTATTGAGTTAGGCGTGGCTTCTATGAATGCAGTACCTACTAAGATTAGACCTACTGAAGAAGCCCAATCTAAGAGCTTAGATAATAAACTGGCTGCGTATGTACAACAACCTACCGTTATAGATCTAGCTAGTAGTTTAGTAGCTAGACTGAACCTAGCAGCTGGTGATGCCACGACCATGGCAATCTTCATTAATGGTTTAGATGATAGCACCAAGAACTCCTTACTGGTAGCCTTTGATGGTGTAAGTGTTGGTGTAGATCATGCCGTAGCAGCTCAATTAGGTATGAACCAAGGTGCTATTGAAGCCTGGAAAGTAAATCCTAATGAACGTGTACTTGCTGCTATAGGTAGCTTAGATACCTTAAATAAGAAAATTACTGACTTAACTAAAAAGGATAAAAAACTACGTAAGGAGATAGATGTACTAGCACCCTCAGGTGTAGATACCTTATATACCGCTGTGCGTGAAAATATCAGTAAAGTGTCTGAGACACATACTGCCGCAGCTACGACTAAGGTAAACCAATACCAAGGTGCTAGTACTAGTGAAACTACAGAGGTTAAGCCTAAGGTTGATACAAAGGTTAAGAGAAGTCCTACTACACCTAAACCAAGTAAACCTAAGTCAGGTAATGTATCTACTTACACAGGTAAGGTGTTTGATCAAGCCACTAAAGGGCTAGATACAGAACAGAAGGAGCTAGCTAGAGAAGCACTGGACGTAGTACCTAGTGATTGGACTTTAGTTGAACAAGCGCCAGTAGACGATGGTAAGACCAAAACCAATGGAACAACGGATTTTGGGGCTAAGGCAGTTACGTACGTACCTGGTGAGACTTTCTTACATGAGGTAGTACATGTAGCTTTAGAGCCTAGTATCAGTGACCACTTACGTAAAGGTGGTAAAGTTAACCCACTAATCACTAAAGCACAGGATTTACTAGATAGCTTTATAAGTAGGTACGAGTCTAGCAAAGCTGCGGGTAAGAAACTAAGTGATGCCCATACAGATTTATATACTCAACTCAAAGCAGCTAAAGCTAGTGGTGATATATCTAGGGAGATACATGAATTCTTTGCTTGGGGATTATCTGATAAAGATATCAGCGCTGATCTGAAAAGTACTAGAAGTAAGGTGGTGGGGATTATCAGAGCGTTACTTAATAGTATCCGTAAAATTACTAGAGGTAATGATACCGCCCCTAAGGACACTGATTACAGTGTTTTGTTAGATATAAGCAAAGAGTTAATAAGCCAACAGGTAACTAAGGTATCAGTAGTTCAAGAAGCTACTCCTATACAAGATAACTTATTCCATCAAGTATCCTCTAATACAGCCAAGGTATCGGAGAAGATAGCTCCTATCTTCCAATCCTTAAGATTTGCAGGAAGTGCTAAGGTAGAAGCATTAACACAGCAGGTAAAGGAAACAGCTAAGTTCTTAGGGGATGCTGGCTTTAACCTAAACCCAGCTGAATCTATATTATTCCAACAAGTCGTTGGGTTAATGAATACATTGAAAGACCTTAATCCATTAGCTATGGTTAAGGCTCAAGAAGTATTCTCACAGGCTTCTAAGCAATTAAGCTTTAGAGACTTCATGGTTAATCCTGACTCAGAAGATCCTAAGGATATTGCTAAAGGCACTCTTAAGTATGAGGCACTCTTTGCTAGTAAGACAGGCAGCAGAGCCTTTAAAACCTCACAGATTCTACCGAACTTCTTAGCTATGTCCTTGGTAGACGAAAGCTTAAGACAGGCTTTAACTAAGGTTAAATTAGATTCTATAGATAAACCTAATAATGAAAGCTTAGATAACAAAGCTAGGAGAGTTGCCAACGAAATGTTAGAAAGTGTCGCAGACACTTTAGCAGGAACAGCTGACAAGCAAGGCTTGGCAGCAATAGATAAACTTGTCTATTTACTGTTTGAGACAGATAAGCAAAAGACAATCTTTGATACTGCTAGTGAAAGTATTACAGGAGGTGAATATACAATAAATGAGTACCTTAAAGAAGCCATGGCTATAGTGGCAGACAAGGTTGCAGAATCTAACTTACCTGCTACAGTGAAAGTGATCACAGGTTCGGTGTTTAGTGAGAATAAAGCTAAGTTGTATGCTGAAGCGACAATGAACTTAATGATGAATTACACTGAAGGTAGGGGTGCAGTCTTTGACCTAGTGAATAACTTCATAGGTAGGCGTGAATCTACAGGTGAAACTGTAGACTTTGCGCGTAAGATTAAAACCAAGGTAGAACAACATAGACAACAGTACAACGAAGTATTGCCTAAGGTGCTAGCTGAGAGCTTTAACGAGACACTGACACCAGCACAATGGAGTTCTTTACACACCTCACTAGGTAAGACTGAACTAGGTATCATGCTTAACTCAATGAGTAAAGAAGAGCTCCTAGAGACTGTAGGTAGCCAAGAAAGTATTAACAAAGCTATTAAACAGTATGAAGGAAGCTTTCCTGATATATCAAAGGTACAGCGTGAAACCTTGATACTTAAGTCTAAGCAGTTAGCTAACTTCATGATTAATGGGGTAGCAGGTATTAACCTACACCGTAATGTAGGTGTGATAGTAAGTATGTTTGGTACAACAGTAGCACCTATAGACTTTGATGAGAAATCTATGGGAGATCTAGATACCTTGGTTAGTCTGTATGCCTTGGATCTGATAAGTAAAGGTGATAAGAAGACCTTGTTTAATTTAGTAAAGACTGAGGCTAAAGGGTTAACCTATACCTTGTCGTATTTACAAGGATTAGTGTCCACTGATATCACTAAATCCAAGGACTCTGAAGGTGGTATGAATGGGTATAAGGGATATATCCCAGCAGTGAATAGAGTAGGTTCTTCCTTGGTGATAGCTCTAGATACTGAGAGTAAGAGATTACGTGATACAGGGTATGTACGAGTAGGAGACTATGTAAAATCCTCTGCTGATCCTGAGACAGGTTCTCTAGGTTACTACTACAGTGATAGCTCTAGTAAGCCAGCGTTTCAACAAGGAGCTATTCAAAATATTCACGGTACATTTGGTGGGGTTAACGCAAGTAGTGGACTAACTACACATAACGTATCTAACTACGTATTTATGGGTAAGAAGGAGCTTGCTAAGATACGTAGGGCTTTAACAGCTAACCAAGAAACAGGTACTAATCTATTACCTGTCTATGATTATGGTGGTAAGGTTAAAGCCTATGAGAGGGGTGTAGATCCAGCTATGTTAGCTAGACTAGAGAAGGACACACACTTAGCTATTATGATGGCTAAGTGGAGAGGTAGACAGATTGAAGAGGTAGAGTCTCAGGTACTTAATAACCAATTGGTTAAGTTACTGGCTGATAAGTTTAAAGCTGCTCCTAAATCTGAACATAAGCAATATATAAACTTAAATGAAAGTACTCTAAGTAGTACAGACCCTGTACTGTATAAAGCGTATAAGTTGTTATCTGACACCACTAAAGATGCTGTAAGAGAACACTTTGGTTCTGATGCTTTAATGGTTAGAAAAGACCTAGTAAATGATATTCTTGGATACCATACACCCAGTGTTACTGACTTATGGTCAGGAAATACTAGGTGGTCTCCTAAGACTGTTAGTGCTGTTAAGAGTGTACTTAAACATTTCTTTGGGGATAACACATACAAGTACTTGTATGCCTCAGAGAAGTTTATACAAGATGTAGTGCATAGAGCCAAGGAAACCATTATTGTTAAGAGTGCCGTTGTTCCAGCAGCTAACATGGTCAGTAATATATTGCAGCTGTCTACGAGAGGTGTACCTATGAACACTATAGTTAGCTCAATGAAGTCTAAGACTCTGGAGTTGATTAAGTACATTAAGCTGAGAGACTCTATCATTCAATTGGAGGCAGAGGCTAGAGCTAACCCTGGGAGAGCTAAGGCTATTGCAGCTAGAATCCAAGCTATTGAAGATACCTTCACACACCTATCTATATATCCAATGATTGAAGCAGGGGAGTTCTCTTCTATTAGTGATGGTGCAGTTTCTCGTGATGACATACATGTCATTGATGGTAAGTTTGATCAGATGGTAAATAAAGCTATTGGGGTGTTACCGAGTAACTTACAGAACATAGCTAATCAGATATTGGTAGGTAAAGATACAGCCTTGTATCAATTACTTAAGAAGTCTGTAGACTTCGGAGACTTCTTAGCTAAGAGTGTGTACTACGATTACTTACTTACTCAGAAGACTGATCCTAAGGTAGCAGCAGGATTAGCTAGTGAAGAGTTTGTAGATACTTCTAGACTATCAGGTAGAGATCAACATTATCTAGAATCCATTGGATTAGTGTGGTTTCCTACTTTTAAGATTAGGAGTACTAAGATTGCTTTATCTATGATACGTAACAACCCAGCAGGTGTACTACTTAAGATGGTGTTACCAGTCCCTGATGCATTAGGATCACCTGTAACAGATAACTTTATAAGTAAGTTATTATCAGGACATCTAGGCTATAGCTTAGGATGGGGACAAGCAATAAGAGCTATTAACTTAAACCCTCTTGTGAATGTATTGACGTAATAAATAAAGCCCCTGAGAAGGGGCTTTATTTTTATGTAGATCCTGTTGATCCAAAACCTTTATCACCACGCTCAGTAGTTACTGAGAACTCCTCTACAAACTCAAGGGTAGGTCTTGTAATAGGTACGAAGACTAACTGAGCCAATCTCTCGTATGCTTTGATAAGATATGTTTCTGTGCCCCTATTGAGGATAGATAAGATAAGCTCACCTTGGTAATCGCTGTCAATTAATCCAATGGTATTACCTAGGACAATGCCTTTGCTACCTAGACCTGACCTAGGTAAGATCAAAGCACAGTAACCAGTATCAGCTATATGTATAGCGATACCTGTAGGTATCTTAACTGTCTCATTAGGGGCTATTGAGATATCCCATTCAATGGAAGCACGTAAGTCTAGAGCAGCACTACCTAAGGTAGCATACTCTATAGGAAATACGTCCATTATTCTATTAAGTCTTTTGATTTCTACTTTATTCATTGGTTACCTAAGTCAGTTATTATGGCTTCACATCTAGGATTGTCTTTATCCTTAGAGCCATATAGATTAGTGGTGCTAACGACAATCGTGTGATTGTCATCAACTATCACACCACCCGCTACTAGTGTATCCAAGAAGAACTTATCTACTATGCTACATATGTTATTAGTGTCGCTAGCAGCATTAGTACGAGGATATATAACATAGGTTACAGACATCTTGGCTAGTTTAGGGAGATGTGCTATCAAGGGTAACACTTCCTCTGTAAACTTAATCTTTACCTTGTTACGAGTGAATCTATGGGTTGTAGTATACACATTAAGATTAAGATAATGCTTCTTATCTTCCTGCTTCTTATTCTTCATCATAATGTGTAGAGGTAGAGATATTACCCAGCTGGTCATTTCTTAAAGAACAGGGGTTTTACAAAAATAGGACTAGAACTTGCTGTAGGCACAGAAGATTTAGCTACCTCTTTAGATTTGTCCTTAGTAATGCCTTGATTCAGTGTTAACCATTTAGGTGCATAGACAGGCACTCTGTCTTTAGCCTCTAACTCATTAGCTGTGAAGCTATCCTCATTAAGGAACTTAACAATTGCATTAGTTTCTTTTGTTTCAGCAATATCTACATACTCACCAGCTGAATTCTTCTCTTGCTTGTTTACAAGGGCTTTGATTAAGGCTACCTTAACTTTCTTACCGTGTAGGTTTACTAAGCAGTCTGTAGACCTTGGAACTTCTTTACGTGCCTCAAAGTCGTAGATGTTAATGAGCTTCTCTTCTAAGTCTTGTGAAGTTAAAGGTAGACCTGTAGCCACAATACAAAGATCATTAATGAGGGTGAAGCCAATCATTGGATATGTCTTACCATCTCGTTCAGTGTAAGATTTACCACCTTTTGCTGTGTTACTTGAAACATAGATAGTCTCACGATACTGTTTATCTTTACCCATATTAAGGATTAGGTTAACAGCCTTAGCACCGCTTTTAGATACACTTGTATAGGCTACAGAGACTGTAGCTTCATAGATGTCACTATCAAATAGGCTACGACCACCTAAGCTGTCAGTAGTTGTTACGATGTCTTTAGGTTGTTCTAATGATGCGAAGAAGTTATTCATAATTTATTTACTTATTTTTATTTTGTTTGTGGAAGTTGTCTAACATGTCAATTAATAGCTGTGTATCGTTGTCCATGTATGTATAGGGTCTAGTGAATAATGTATCGGGTGTTCTCATTTTCTCTTTGAATGTGTCCTTGGTAGGTCTTGTTTGAAACACATACTTATAGGTGTCCTCTCTTTCTTCATCAGTTATATTTAAAATACAGTTCCCTAAATCCATTTGCTTCTGCATATAAGGCTCAAGGATTGATACTTTAACCCTTTTAGCTGCTACTACAGTAGAAAAGAAACTCTCAACGCCTACGTTCTTTAATGCACCTTTAATAGGTACACGTACAGTAAACTCTTCAGTAGCTGCATTAAGTATAGGCAGTACATGGGCTGTAAAGATTACAGGTGCATCAATAGCTGGGACTAACCGTTGCAACATGGTTTTAAAGAACTGTCCATAGTTAGACCATGCAGCCATACCATCGGAGCTCTTCTTATCTATGAATGCGATATGTGTACTTTCATAGAGATCCATGAGGAATGTAAGGGAGTCTATGATTATGCCTTTAAACTCTCCTTTATTCTCAGGTAAGGTAGCCCATGTAAGAGCTGCGGTAACCATGTCAGGGTCAGTTATATTACGAGAGGTAAAGGCGTTACTGAAGGGGAGTCTTTTCGTTATTGTTCAAAAGCATTCGTTAGATGCTTCCCGCTTTATACAAGCTGCTATATATTTCTATACAGACCAGACTATATCTTTACCTCTAATGAGGTACTTACCATTTCCATCTACTTAGATGTACTTCCCGAAGGAATAGTCGTTGAAGCTTACTCAATATAGTTATATTGAGTCTTGCCTGCTGATTGCCCAATCTTATAGGTTTTTAAGCATTCACGATTACTGTTACCAGTTGCGTTGTAGCCCTACAAGCTCTCAGATGTTTTAATACATATTCAGTGGTTGCATTTTTAGTATAGGGAATACGAATCAGTGTACCGATCTTATTACAGTAGGCTGTTTTTAATTGGTCACACTCTACAAAGTATTCATTATACCAAGGGTTATTAGGGTCAGTATGCTGATTGCCGTCCGCTTCTATATATAAATTTAACTCTGGTATATAGAAATCAATTCTTAAGGGGTATCCTTTTGGGGATACCAAATCTTCTGAAGTAACTTCACATATAACATTATCAAATTCTTTAGTTAATACAGAATAGATAGAGGCTTCAAAATGGGATTTTGACTTAACAATCCCAAGAGATTCTTGTATCTTTTTTATTGAAATACCAAATTTAGATACAGTCTTATTTGACCTACCTATTCCTTTTAGTATTTCACTTAAAGTAGAGTACTTTCCCTTATTAATAACGTAAGCAACAATTTCCTCTTCTATCATAGCTTTAGTTAATCCGCCCCTTTGTGCAGTTGTGGCACAACTTCTAGAGCAATAAATAAAGTTATGATAAATGTTAGAACTGTTGATTTTACTTTTACACTGTTTACATATTTTCATCTGTCTATGTCCTATAAGTTATCGAAACTTATTATAACATAAAAAGGGTGTTCCAGCAATTAAATAAGTTATCTGCTACATATTGCTATGTAGAGGGGCTATCTTACAAACCCGCTTCAACATTCAGGTATATCCAGTCATGCTGATCCCGTATGTTATATAGAGATCTTGACTTACCTTCACCTGAAACACCAGTAATAAGTACTAACTGGTCTAATCCTGAGAACTCATCTTTATCTTCTGAACTTTCACTCATATAGTGTCCTTGTATTTTTTAAATAGGGTAGCTAACACAGTAGTGTCTAACTCCTGCTGGGTTAATGGGCTTGCTGTCTTACTGTTTAGTTGTTTAATCTTCTCCTTAGCAGTGTCATAATCAATACCTGTATCAAATAGAACTAGGGCATACTTAATCATGTTATTGGATCTATTCCCTTCAACACCTTGTTGTATGAACCACCTATCCAATGAATCCATGGAAGCATACTTAGCTAGGACATTCTTATGCTCTATGTTCTTACTGGTAGCAGGAATGAATGGCAGGATATCAAATACCTTACCTTCTAGGTTGTAATAGTGATTACCTGTAGCACAGGTCTCCCACTTATGAGAACGTTCCCTAGAGGCACTGTCTAAGCCTTGTATGGGTAAGTAATCCATGACTGCTGTCAGTACTTCCTTATACTCATTGGAGTGAAGATTGAGGGCATAGTTAATAGGTATCACTAACCTATACCTATTTAGTTCAGGAGTACTTCTCTTAGTTTCATGGGTCATAAAGACATAGTCTTTAAGTAGCTCATGACATGTGTTCAGTGAAGTACCTCCATCACAATCCAAGACTAATAAGTTGAACCCTGTAATGACATTACTCTCACTCCTATGGTTACCTCTAAATGCATGGTTACACCAGTGTAGATTAGCTGATTGAGTTAACGTATGGAGTGCAGAGAATGGTGCTACAGTAGGTTCATAGTCAGAAGCCATGTGGTTACTATAAGATAACTTAACATGCTCCAGTGAAGTAGCCTCTAACTTCTCACCCGTGAAAAACTCAATACCATCGGTGAAAGACTTCTTAATGATGACGTTATTCTTATATCCCCAAGCAATAGCCAAGGACATAAGTTCACTTCTAAATACATTACCTGTCTTATAGAATGGAAGTGCCTCTGTTAAATCTGCATGAGTTACTTCAGTCTTTTCACCTGCTAGGAACTTAGCTAACTTAACATAGGGTTTATCTCTGTTTAAGATACCTTGGAAGGCTGCACCACTCTCTTCTACTAGTAAGATAGCCTGAGCTAACTGAGTGCTTGTAATGACCTCTGTACCATCAATAAAGGCATATGCCCCTGCTAACTTAAGTGCCTTGAAATATCTATGGGATATCTCAGCTTTCTTAATCTCAGCATGTTCAGGTAATGACTCAGCTAAGAGCTCACACTCACACTTATACTTGATTAGTTCAATAGCAGTTTCCCTAGGTAAGGATATCTTCTTACCGTAGTTAGTCAGGGCAGCCAGTGTATAGAAGTGGTCTGACCACTTATTAACCAATTCATCATTTTCTTTACAGATGAGACGGTCATAGGTTTCTTCAGGAGTTAAGGTAGCGTACGCCTTCTTATCAGCACCCATTAACCCAAAGATGCATCTACGAGCATATCCAGTATCCAAGAAACTAAAGAACATGTCTTCAATCTGCCCACCATCAAGTAACTTTGATTGTGTACCAAAGAGGAGCATATTAGCTGGTGTACTTCCGTCTAACTCTTCAGTACGCACACTTTCAATAGTGTTCTTGGTAATCTTCTGCTTGGCTTTACCTTGATCATATAACTCTAAGAATAGATTTAGTACATCAACTACATTAAGTAGGTTAGAGGCTATCTCATCAATCTGTAGGTTGATAGAACCACACCCAGCCATTAATAGCTTATTGCGTAACTGTTTAACGGCAGGAGCTGTACCACTGTCAAAGGTAAATGGATATGCCCCAGTATTCTTGTAGTCTTTTAAGAGGAGCTCTAATTCATCTTGTTGGTTAGAGCTATTCTTGATAGAGCGTGTCTCAGCTATATCATTAATACTTCCCATAGCCACAGTAGGGAATGTATTCTCCATGAACTCTTGTTTAAATTTACCTAAGAGTTGATCTTCCATGATGTTGATAGAAAAACCTTTTCCTGCCCCAGAAACTGCCAGTCCAAGTGCATAGATGTTTACTGGTATATCACCACGGTCTTCTGTGGATACCTTGACCCTCATACAGGCAGCCATCTTACCTAGGAAGTAGGCTATCTCAGCTTTAAAGAATGAGGTCTCTGTGTTCTGTGTTTTATTACATAAGATGGTACATAAGTCCTTAATTACTGGGTGATGTTGTTGATTCATAGAGTTCCTTTTGTTTACATATTGAAGCACCTGAACAGAAGCCACATTTCCTTGGTCTAGAGCTCACAGTAAGTACTACACCCTTAGCCTGTAAGGCTCTGTACTTTCTAGCCTCTTCTTCAGAGGTGAAGTTCTTAGTAGAACGTCCTAACTTATCAGGGGAAGCGTAGTACTTATATACAGGGGGATCTTGCCACATCTCCTCAGGAGAGCAGTCAGGGATATTATCCTGAGACTCATCAAGCAATCTAGTAAGGTCGTTAATCTTATTAGTGAGCCACTGCTCAGTCTCTTCTAGGCTGTACAAGGGGATAACCTTAAAGGATAGCTTATGTGGTGGATAGTTCTCTTCTACATTTATCTTGGCTGCTGTCCAATTACCAAAGATAAAATCTACTACCATGTAGTCCTTAGTAATGATGTCAGGATTGAGCCAACGATATAGACTACCTTGTAGCTTGTAGTACTCTAAACTGTTAGCATTGTTCCATGACATGGTAGAAGTAGTCTTAATGTCATGAACTACGCCGTCTTGAACATAATCAAACTTACCTCCAATCCTATAGCCTAGGAACTCTTTAAAAGCTCTTTGCTCCATATACACTTGGATCTTGTCAGGATCAGGCTTTACTGGATTAAGTTCATAGAGGTTTCTAAGGTTAGGTGGTAGTAGGTCTATCTTAGTAGCAGCAAGAGCAATAGCAGTATGTACAGCCTGTCCTTGAGAGGTACTCACTCTATCAATTAGATTAGTCTGTAGATTAGTTACCCTAGAGCCTAGGATAAATTGTTTCGTTGGCTTAATAAGGGAGGTAACACTTAAGTAGTTCTTATCTTTAATATAGTCATAGTCATCTGACTTTAACCACATCTGTATAACTAAGGGGAGTTCTTCATCATTCATTGAATATGCTTTCTATTTGGGTCTCAGTGGCGTTATTAGGTATTGGGTGTGCTTCAGCCCATGAAGGGTGAAAGACTACGAGCTTACCCCCAATCTTTACTTTGTTGTGGTATATATCAGGGTGTTCTTGCCATTTGATAGCATTGATTAAGTGTTCATTTACAAACATGAGTGTTTCAAAGGAATCCTCAATTAAGTAGTACTGTGCATCATGTACATGGCAGCATGGTAGTATCTTATTAGCATAGGGGCTAGCTCTAACTTCAGTCATGAACTCACTGGCTGCTCTGTTGTTGAGTAGTCCCCATGATTGACCTAAAGCATTACCAGCAGTTCTAGCTTCTGCCATAGCTTCATTAGGACAACCTCTGTTACCTAATACCACTTGTTTAAGTAGAGGAGTTCTAACCCTTAACCCAAAGGCTACTGTTACATAGCCATCTATAGAAGCTTGCTGTATCTTGGCTTCTACCCACTCAGTGGACTGCTTATAGAGTTCATGGTAAATACGCTCAATGTTCTTGGCTTTATCTACAGTAAATCCACAGTTCCTCATCAGTGTTTTAAATGTGCCGGAATAAGTTAGAGCAAAGGTTGGTTGCTTTCCCTCTTGTCTCAGGTGTGGATACTTATCAGCTATAGAGTTAATAGATTCAACTGTATCCTCGATGTCAGGGAGTTGATCCTTGTAGTAACCATAGGCTCGTACACAATGTCCGTCATACCCCTCTAGATAAACTTTTAGTTTATTTTCGTCTTTAGTGGTTAAAGCACTTATGTAGTCCTCAAGAGAATTAAAGTCAACACCTACAAGTAACCAAGACTTAGGAGCTACAAAGCAGCTCTTGATTAACTCACCATGATCACTGTTAGAAGGTAGATTAGCCATATTAGGGTTATTAGAGGACAACCTTCCACTTACTGTACCTCCTAGATTGAATGAGCCACATAAGTAGTGATACCCATCTATACCTAGATTGGCATTCTCCATGGCTGGTATGAATGTACTAAGCATACCGCTTACACTCTTCAATGCTATTAGTGCGTTGAGTAAGGACAGTACCTGTTCATCACTAGAGTGGTTGAGCAGGTTCTTAAGTACATCACCACCTGTAGCAGGTTGCTTATTCTCTGTGAGCTCTAAGATAGGTAGCCCAAGTACATTAAACAATAGGTCTTGTAACTGTGCACCACTAGAAGGATTAAACTTCTTCTCAGCGTCCTCTAATGTAACCCTCTTAACCTTAAGAGTGGAGTTCTTAAAGTCCACCCAATTAAGTTTAAGTTGCTCTGTATAGGCAATTACTATTGGGTTTTCTTGGATAGCTACTAAGGCAGTATTCCCAAGGGTACTTAGTTCCTTGGATACTTCTTTAACTCTACACATATCAATAGGTAAGCCTGTTAATTGCATTTGAATGATATCTACTACAGCAGGTTTAAAGATAGTCTCATATAGCTCTAATTGACTATCCCTCACCATTAAAGGAAGGTACTTATCATATACAAACCAAGTACTTAAACAATCTACTAGGTTGTACTCTAATAGTTTATCTAAGGGAATCTTGGTTACATCTTTGATATCTGTTAAGGCATAGTTACCTGCAAACTCTTGAGCCAAATCTTTAAGACCTAGTGAGTTACCAGCACAGGTGTTAGTAGCTAAGTAAGCTATTAACTTAGTATCGTCCCAGTTCTTAAGCATTACTGAGAGCCCTGATAATAAGCCTTTAGTATCTCCAATACCTTCCATGAATAGCTCATGAATTAGGATACAGACATCAAAGGAGATGTTATGGTAGATAAGCTTACTCTTGGTTTGTGTAAAGAAGTCTTTAAGATAAGCTCTTACCTCAAAGTTCTTAGTACCCTTAGTGTCTACCTTAAAGGCAATACCCTCACCCTTGTTCCAAGCAAAAGCTATAGAAGCAATACCTGCATCAGGGTTCTTAAGAGCGAAGGTTTCAATGTCCACTGATAATGGGTACTCCATAGATAGGAGCTTATTTAAGGCTTCCTCTATATTGTCTGATGGGTATGTAGCACTCTTGATAATGGAGAGCCCTAGTGGCTTATAACAACCCTTCACGTAGTCATGTAAAGCTGATAGTCCGAGAGATATCTTAGCATTAACTTTATCAGGGTCATAGAAGATACCTCTAAAGTTAGGTAGATACATAACCTTATAATCTCCTAGTGGAGAATCCAAGACATAACCTAGGTGAGTATCTACATTAGTCTTACCACTGAGTACCTTAAAGTACCCAGCATCTGCTACCACTAGGAGGTCATAATCTAAGGTCTTAATGAACTCCTTGATTTCCTTAGTAGGGGTCTTCTTCTTATCTAGTGAGGTATGTACCTTAACTATGTCCATGTCCTCTGAGGTTATACCGTAGGCTCTATAAATAGCCTCGCTGTCTGTATGGGTAACCAATAATGCTATTTTCATTCACCCTCCGTACTTAGTTGTTAAATTACCTATAAGGTATACTTGGTTCTTGGCTCTAGATGTAGCTACATAAAGTAACCTTGCTGCTATATCAGGACGAGTACACTTACTGATATCAGTAAGATCAATGAATACAGTGTCATAAGTAGAACCTTGTGCCTTGTGTGTGGTTTGTACTTCACACCCACGTATGTCAGCAAAGTAACCTTTAATCTGAAATACGGTTCTCCAATCCTTTAATCTAATAAAGTGTTTAAGTACTTCTTTAAGGTGCTCATCATTGGGACATACATGGATTAACTGGTTAGATCCAAGGTCAGTTATAACCTGTAACCCAAGGGCTTCAATAACAGCACCTTTAAGTTTAAGGGGAGCAGCTTCCAGTACATCTGTAATGGTCATGGATTGCTCTGCATGTAAGGATTCTCTATCGTTAATCTGATAGAAGCTAGAACATATAACCTGACTGCCTATGTTATATATAGAGTTCTCTTTACGAATATAACTAATATGGTTTGTGTATTCCTTAACCCGTGTATTTGTATAGACTAATATCTTAGCTGTACAGTCCTTCTCATAGAAGTACTCATCAATTTTGCTTTGAGCTTCCTCATCAGATAGATGTATAACACTGGAATCTAGGGTAACTAGCTTAGGGAAGGTACTAGTGGTTACTGCTTCACGATAGCCTTGTACTAGGTGTTTAATACCTGCTTGTTTAGTCCTCATCTGAGTAGTAAGTTCAGTGATAGTTTTAACTGAAGCGTTAATAGGGCTATTCATTTCAAAGATAGGGTTAAGCTGATCCTTGTCTCCAAGATAAACTATCTTAGAGGCATGCAAGGTATCCCTGATTAGCTCTAGTAGTTCACTATCTATATAGCTATACTCATCAATGAACAGTAAGGTTTCAAAGTGAATCTTATAACCTTTGTTCTTAGTGATGGTAGTTTTACCTGTTTTAAAGTCCTCCTTTGGTTTGAGGTTAAGAAATGAGTGAATAGTTTTAGCGGGTTGTCCTACCATTTCAGATAGGACATGAGCAGCTTTATTAAGGGTAGCTGTTAAAGCCACTGTATACCTTGGGAACTTAGGAGCAACTTCCTCTATGAGATGTTTCATGAGAAATGTCTTACCTGTTCCAGCAGCACCACTAATTATGAGTTCAGAAGAATCTGAATGCATAAACTGAATAAAGTCTTCAGTAGCTTTTAGTTGGCATGAGTTTAGTTCATTCATGGAAACACCAAAATAGCGAAAGCAATAGCAGCAAGCAAGGCGAAGCCTGCAAGCCAAAGAAGGATTTCCTGCCAATACATAACTAGTAAATAAATTACCCCTCCGATAATACAGAAGCTCAGTACAACAGGGAATATAAAGAATAGGGTTAGTAGACTAAACATTATTGAGAGCCTACATCTAAGTCATTAAAGTACTGGTCAATCTCCCAATTAGTAACTTGGTGTTCTTCTTCATCAGTCATGGTGTGTACTTTCTTTTAAATTCAGAGGTTACATGAGTGGTCTCACGTGTGTAGTGTGTATGGAAGTCGTCATTGAACAACTTAATAAGAGCATCCACATCTAGGACATTCCCAGTTAGGACATGTAAGGAATGTACATTATCTTTTAGATAAGCCTTATTGGATTCAAGATGTAAAGTAAGCATAGTGGTCAAGGTTTAAATGGATTATTTACAGTAGCCTTAGTTTGGAGATGTACCCATGTAGGTGTACTTTCCTTCCGTTCCATGTATAGCCCTAACTTGGTCAAGGGCTGTTTAAGTAAGAAAGCATAGAGATTACCTTTAGTATCTGCTATATCAATAGCCATGGCTGTCATATGATTACTGTACTTAGCTCCTCCCACTAACTTGTTCACAGCTGCTGTGCGGTAACCTGAGTTCACTTTAAGAGTGTCTTTAGCTGGGTAGGTAGCTAACACCCCATTAACTCTAGAGAGCAATCCTAAGGCATTATTAATATGGGTAGTGGGGACAATGTCTGTGGTTCTTAAATCCACACCATTGCGAGTGAAGTAGTTAGTGAGAGTAATCATGGCTTATCGGAAGTATTCAGAATCGCGGGTTGTATAGGTGAAGTACTCTGTAACCGTGTTGTATTCAACAGTCCTCCAACTCTCAGTGGCAATATGGCTTTCACTATTAAATGCTTTATAAGCAAGATTTAATGCGTCTACGCCGAAGTCTGTTACTAACTCATGTTCACCTACTGAGACTCCCTCGGGGGTATTAACAAAGTTATTGTTATCAATAGCTTCAAAGAAGCTTTTTACGGTCATGTGTTTCATGTGTGTATGTTCCTTATGTTAATAAACTAACCAATGTTCTTTATCTTCCGATACTTCAATCTGAACTGTATCAAACCAATTGGGATCTTCAGTGATGAACTGTATGTAGCATTCAAACAGCACCCCTAATTGGACAGCATCTAATGTCTCACTTAACCATTCAGTTAAACTCCAAGAGTAGTAGGGGATATACCCTGAGGTGCGTGTACCTAACTCTTTAACCTTCACCTTAACTTGCTCATAGAACTCACTTTTAAGAGTCAAGGTGTTTAAGATATGATCTACGAAGTCTTGGTTAATGGTAGCTTTTAATGTATCAGTGTAGAAGTTATATTCTTTAGGGGACTTTAGATCTACATACTCTAAGGTCAATCTAATAGGTGTATGTTCAATTGTCCGTAGGTTTAATTGATGTATGTAGTTCTCAGCAATCTTTACAGTAGATTTAGTCCAGTCAAACTCAATCTCATAGGTGTTACCTTCGTCATCTTCACCCTCAAGATCAATTTCACTTAGATCCCAGACAGAGTTGTAGAACCCATGAAATGGAACTATTATTTCAGGATTGTTAGATGTCATGTATTGCTCCTAAGTACAAGCCTATAAATACTATAGCTACCCATAGAAGAGTAAACCAAGCCCCTAATTTAATATCACTATCAAAGGAATCATTAGAGTATTCTTCCTGTTCCTTGATAGGTACTGTGTCTTCTTCTATGTCCAACATAGGTGTACTCCATCATGTGATCCAATGGGGTTATGACAAGGCTCTAAGTCAGCTGTAGCTACCTCAGAGTATTCACACCTAAGTGCTATTGGATCAAACTCAATGTCTCCCTCTAAATCATTTAAATAGTTGAATAGAATTTCCCCACTCTCATATGACCAGCTAGCAGTCTCCTTCATAGTATCTATAAATTTACCTCTTAAAATAGTCTGTTTAATTGCCATTTCATTAATCCTTTTATGTTTCAGCACAACCAAATACAGTTTGACCTACTGAGGCATTCTTGTATAGAGACACGGTTTTGTTAGCCAAGAGTGATCCTAATGCTTTTAATTTAAGTTGCGCCTCTGCGTGTCCTTGGTCAGCAGCTTTTTGAAACCACGCTACCGCTGTGCTTTCGTTCTTTTCTACGCCTTTGCCTTTGTGGTACATATAACCTAACTTAAATTGTGCATATCCATGACCTTGTTTGGCAGCTTTCTCGTATAACTGGAACGCTTTAGTTTTGTCTTTAACTACGATTTGTCCTTTTTCGTACAAACTGCCTAAATAAAATTGCGCATGTACACCACCTCGGGCAGCGGAGTTTTGCAACCACTCTATAGCCGAAGACTCATTCTGCTCTTTATCCACATGACAAGGCACTACGTCTAAATTACATTGAGCTTCTGTATGGCTTGATACTAGCTTTTCAATAATACCTGCATACCCACAGTTATCTACTGCACTGTCCCTGTGGTCGGGACTCTTGGCTAATCTAGCCATCTTAACTCCCTGCATACATAAGGCAACCTCAACTGAGGTGATGTTACGGCTAATGATTGGTGTTAGTACACCTGACCATATAGCAGCAATGTGTGCAAAGTTTATATCAGGTGATCCGTAATCCTTGGCTCGTTGTCCATTGATTAGATCATGTGCTTCATGTAGTATGCTCATTTTTATTGCTCCTTTTGGTTATCTAACTCTAAACTTAACTCTAATAAATCAGCGTAGTCATCATTGAAGCTACCTAAGGTGTTATTAAGGTAATTGTCACTAGTGATGAGGTTATATTCTTTCTTTAGTTTCACTAGTTCACTATCAGCCTCATACAGGTCTAACATATCAGGATCTATTGATCCATGAAGTTTCTTTAACTCAGTGACCTTAACACTGTTAGGATACTTTTTTACTAAACTACCAACATAAGTAGCAAGCATGAAGTGATTAAGTATGTAAGGTGAGTGTGTGAATATTACGTAAGGGTACAAGCCTTGGTTAGTACATGTCTCACAGAAATTTACTACCCAAGCCTTTATTCTTGATAAGCTTTTCTCAGTCTCGGGGAGGTAATAGGAAAGGTATTCACCATCTCCCAGGTAACGATATGAAGCTAGAGATTCTCCTATAACTATGTTAACTACGTTACTTAGCATGCGTTGATTCCTTTAGTCGTTTATTGGTAGTTGTATAGGCTTTCTCATAGACAGCCCTAGTAATACATTCAAGTTGAGCATGGTGTATGTTAATTAGATCCAAGACATCTATAGAAATATCACTAACATATCTATATATACCTGTTTCAACTTGTTCAGCGTAAGTAGCTTGCAGTATTGGATATACCTTATCAAATAATGGCATTACTAAGTCCTTGAAGTAACCTAGAAGTCCTAGCTCCCTAGTAAGTTCAATGGAGCTTACTAAAGCAGCCCAAGCATTATGAGAGGCACTTCCTTCCTCACTACTTTGATGGCAGTGAATGAATCTAGAGATCTCTAGGTTAACAACATCAACATCAAGTAAGGCTTTCTGAGAAAGTATGTATAGGGGGTTAAGAGCCAACTTAGTAAACTTTCTTTTCATTGGTTCTCCATATTAAATGTTTGTTTACCCCTTACAGGGTTAAAGCTATCTACGAAGTCTTCACCTAAAACAAACTGTCTTAAGGTAGGGTGTGAACTCATACCACTACGAAGACCTAGTACATAGTTGTATTGATTGACATCACAGGTGTACTTAACAGGTACTCTAAACCCAAGGGGAATAGCATAAGGATTTGCACCCATACAACTAAGTAGTACTTCAGTAAGAGGTTCTCTATGGATTAAGTGTTCTGAATACCAAGGATGGAAGCCAAGATAAGTATCAAGCTTAGGGAAGTTGATAACTCCATTACGATGACGGTGTAAGTCTCTATATGAGCCATAGTCTAGTAAACCTTCAAAGCCTTGTAAGGCTATCTTACTCTCACTCAGAGGTACTAGTTCACGTTGTATTGGTGCTATGTTCTTTGTGTACTCTTGCACATTGGTTGTATAGAAGTATTGCTCCTTACCTAGCATGTAGTGGTACTCTTGTAAGAGGTCTTCCATGTCAGGAATGGCTGTAGGGTAATCTTGCTTCAACTTATATAAGGTAGCTACAGCAATCTTACTCACCTCAGTTAATGGGTGATATAAGAGCATACCTAAGTGGTTAATGAAGGTATCAAAGGAAGCTACCATAGCCACATTAGTAGTAACACCAGCAGGTAGTAGACCTCTGCATATATCAAAGGCTCTAGCCTTAATAGAGTTAACCTGTACTTTAGTGTTACTTGGGTGTTCCTTCATTAGCTTTGCTGTAACAGCCTCTAACTGCCAAGTATACTCTTTCATTAAAGCTTCCTGGATTACAGTGGTAGCAGGACTATCACTGATTAAAGGTTGTTTAGTGAAGTCAATGTAACGAGTACTGCATTCCTGCCCATTAAACAAAGGGTGGTTCTCAATACACTTGGCAGCTATCAGTGAGACATTCTCAAAGAACACAGTAGTAACCCCACATTGACCAATACTCTTATGCCCATAGTCTAGGAAGTACTTCTTAAATTTCTCCTTATGTTGTTCCTTGGATTCAATACTAGAAGGTAAGCGTGTAACGATAGATGAGCTATCTCTTGAGTACATAGCAATTAACATGGCTTGTACTTCAGGGTCTAAGTCATCTACTAGCTTGGTATGGATTTTAATAGTCATAGGTAGTTATAGGTTTTATTGGTAGGTTTAGTTTTATGCTTGTCTCTGTAGGTTTGATTATTAGCTGCTGCTTTATAGTACAAGGTAAGTGCAGCAGTATTCTCATGTAACGTGGTAACAGTAACTACATGAATGTTCCTTAGGTTCACCCAACGAGCTACACACTCTTCCACTGTTTCAGTGTGAGGGACAGCTACACAAATCAGTCCATCTGTGTGATTAATAGCTACCCTCTTTAGAGGTTTATTTATTGCCATCTGTAAGTTCTCCAAGTTAATAAAGGGTGCGATAATAGCCTAGATGTGTCCTGTCAGGGCATACAACTGAGGACTTACTATGATTGAGATATATATTAACGATAGGTACACTCCCCTATCAGGAGCAAGTGCAGCAGGGGCAGTTACACTAAAGAATGAGAATAGTGTAAACATGCTCCTATCCACAGATGCTGTAACTACTGTGGCTACAGTAGCAGCAGGCTCATCTATAAGCTATTCAACCACATACAAATATGTGAAGCTAGCCTCAGGTACAGGGTATGTAACACTTACCACGTATCCAATACCTGTATCCACTAAAGCAGGGAATCTAGGTGTAGCAGATTCAATGACACCTACAACTGTCTCTGATGAGTTAGTTACTACACCTGGTTATGTAGATAAGATTGCTGGTACAGCTTACCAAGATAAGGGTGTAGCAGTCAGTGATCTAAACAACTACATAAGTGCTGGTAGTTATAGCTCTAGTGGGACTCTTGCTAACTCTCCTCAAACAGGTGAAGGAACGCTAGATGTAATAGTAGCGGATGGTGTAGTTATACAAACCTTAATCCAAGTATCTGGAATAGTTACTTGGAGACGTAGGTCTACTGACATAAACTTAACCACAGGGGTTAATACATTCACACCGTGGCTTAAGGTAAGCAGTGCTGCTGGTGTATCTAGCTTCTCTGCCGATGGTTGTAGTTATGAGAACATACTATCCTTTGTCTCAGGTGGGTTCTATCGGTATGAGATTATCACTACCAATATACCCAAGGATAGCTACACAATGCCTACAGTATTCTTACAAGGATATTCCTATGGGCTCTCTTCCCCTATTGATATACAGATAAGCCTATACAACTATGGTGTACCCGCAGGTAACATCTTTAACAGTGGTTGGGTAAGTAAAGGTGGTGCAACACCTGTAGCTATCAAAGGAGGTTACACAGACACAGGAATGCTTCAGTTTGAGATAGACTGGGGTTCTGAGGTGTACCTAAACCGTTACCGTATTAGTGCATACATCGATGGTATAGCTGGACATATTGGCTCTTGGTTCACTGGTTGGACAAGTGCTACAGCACAGTTTCCTGTAACTACTGGGAACATAATTACCGTACCTAGACAGAACCTAGCAGCAGCAGTTCAAGCAGCTACACCAGTAAACCTTACA